TCTCGGCTGACTGATTTCAGCGCGCCCGTTTCTTTGCAGATTTCGTATCCGTCGTGGTGTGTCATTTTGATGGGTTGCGAGCGTCGAACAACGCCTTGCCGGCCTTGTAGCGTTCGCTTGAATTGTTGTGCTCGTAGGTCTTATCCATCGGCGCCTTGCCGAAAGCCGGGTGCGCGTGCTCGAACGTGATCTTGTCGCGCGCATCGACCACGACACCGTCGGCAAACGCGCGCACCGAGAACTCGTTGTCGCTGAAAACGGATTCGTAGCCATCGAAGAAAAGCTCGCCCTGCGCATCGAGCCGAGCGCGCGAGAGAATCGCCATGCACAGCAAATCATCTTTCCGGTGCCCGTCGTTGACCGCGATCACGATTTGCTCGCGCGCGAGGTCACGGTCCTTGACCAGATCGAGCAACTTCAAATCCCAGTTCGGCGTCGGTAACCAATCGTCGGAAAGCTGCACGATCAAATCTCCGCGCGCCGACTTTGCCGCCAGATTCCAAGCCGCGACGCATGACCTTTTCTCACTGCGCACGCTCACGAACTGCTTCGACATTTGCGCGCTTTCCTTGTCGTCGGAATCGACTGCGAAGATGTGCTCGACGTTCCAAGGATTTGCCGCCGTGTTCAGCCACGCCTCGCGGCATCCGACGGCCTTCGTCGAGCGTCCGCGCGTTGCGTGAAGGAGCGAGATCGTCGGCTTGGCATGAGCGTGAAATCTCTCTTGAAGTCCGTCGGCTCGCACGCGATTTCCCGCCATGCGATGCGCCCGCGCTGCAATGTCGAAGCCCGCCCAGCCGTAATACTTCGCCTCGTGAGTCCACGGACGCTCGGCCTCGGCGGGCTCGCGCAGCTCCAGCATTCGATCGGCCCACCATGTCGCGCGCCGCCCGTCGCCCTTCTCGAAGTGCAGCAAGATCATCGCGGCGATGGCCTCGCGACACCACGGAAAGATGCCGTGCGCCTCCATGCAGTAGGTCATTGCTTCGCGATAGTTGCCGCAGATTCGCGCGAGGTTGAGAAGCGTCTCGTATCGAAACGACGGTTGCAGATTCGGGAACTGCAACGCGAGTTTGCCGAACTGCTCCGCGGCCTGCTTGTCTTGGTTGCAATAGTGCTCTTGGTGGATATAGAAATACTGCGTTGCGCACTCGATCACGCTGTTGCCGAGGATGCGCAGATTTCGCCGACGGTTCTCGCGCTTTACGGTCTTCGGCGAGTGAACCCAGACGCACGCGTGCCGGTCCTCGTGCTTGTCGCCGGGAAGAATCAAAAGGTTTTCGTGCACGGCATGATGCCAGACGCGCCCATCGCGAAACGCGGCCGCGCGAATCGCTCGCTCCCGCATGAGCTTTTTCCCGCTCCCGCGGACGTCGTAGGCGTAGCGCACCATTGAGACGTCTGCGGGAATTGCGCCGAGATCGTCGCGCAGTTTCTCCGCGTGCTCCATCGTGTCGTCGCAGTCGGCCCAAATCAGCCACTCGCCCGTTGCCTGCCGGAATGCCTGATTGCGCGCCGCACCGAACGAATCGACATGGTCCCAATCGCGCGCCGCGAATCCGTTGCGATACTCGGCGCGCAGAAAAGTCTTGCCGTTCGCTTCGCACCAAACTTCAGCCAGCTCCATCGTGTCGTCCGGCTCGCGCTTTCCGATAGCTCGCACGAGCGATAGTTCATCGAAGCAAGGCGCGAACGATTTGAGCATTGCGGCGATGTGCTCGGATTCGTTCCCGCAGATTACGCACAATGAGATTCGAGGCATGACGCTTGCCGATGCGTCAAAACGAAAAGCCCCGCGCCCTTTTGGAGCGCGGGGCGTTAAGCTGAATCCGCTACGGATTAGCTGTATTGGGTCGCGACCAGCTGACCCGCATTGCCGTTGACGATCTTCTCGGACACGTAGTGCGATGCGCGCACGATGTTCGACTTGATCGTCTCGTCACGGTAGGTGAACACGCCGACCGCAGGACCGTATTCGGACCAGTTGAGCGTGAAGCCGGCGCCGCCACCGAAGAACCCGGAGGACGACTCGGTGACCGAGCCGACCCAGATATAGGTGTTCGCCCATGCGTTCGCGGACACGAACGCGAGACCCTCGGCAGCGGAGTCGTAGCTCGCGCGACCGATCAGCACTTCGGAGACGCCGAACACCTCGGCAGCGTTCGCGAGCGACGCGTTGAGGATGGTGTCGGACGACATACCGGCGCCGCGGAGACGGTTCTGGAACTTCGTCGAGGCGCGGATGCGGGTCCATACGGCATACGGGATGACGACCTTGAGGTTGTTCGTGGCCTCGCCCTTGGCGGTAAGGCGGTCAATCGCATCCTGCACGTCGGCCGCAGCGTCGAACGTCGCGATGTTAGCGACCGTGTAGGCCGTCGCGCTGTTCGTCGAGGTGAAGTTCGACGTGTTGAAGATTTGAGCGGCGACGCGCAGCTCGTGAGCGAGGAGCAGCTTGCGCTTCGAGAGCTTTGCGGCGATGACCTCGGCGTCGAAGAAGCGCGACACGTCGGCGACCACGGTGTCGTCAACAGCCTCCTCGAAACCGTATTCGAGCGCGGCGTAGGTCTCCTGATTGAAGGAGCGAGTGCCGCGGGCGAAGGCGGAATACGGAGCGCGGTTCTTTACCTCGCTCTTGAGGAGCTGGCCCTCCTTGAGGAGGAACGAGGGGTATTGACCGGCGCGAACCGGCACGTTGAGAACGGGCATCACGCTCAAGCCGATAAGACCAGTCTCCCAGTCCTTGGCTTGTTCGAGAACACCAGCGACATCGCCGCGGAAAACGGCAGCAGAATTTGTATACATGGTATTTAGTTAGTTGATTCTTAGAGGCCCTTCGGGATGAACTCGATGATCGAGCCGTCGGTTGAAGCGGTGGTGAGCGACTTGCCGATGGTGACGGTGCCGCTCGTGGAGACTTGGCCGGACGCACCAGCGAACAGCGTGTCGCCGATGGTGACGGGCGCGCCAATGAGCGTGCCGTTCAGCGTGCCGTTGTTCGTGAGGAACGCGACGGAGATGTAGTCGCCCGAAGCAGCGTCAACGAGCGCAACACCGTCAACGGAGCCAGCGGTGGCGGAAAGACCGACGCCGCGATTGTTAGAGATCACGACATTGCGAAACGCAGTGATCGCGGAATTGGCAAGGAACGTGCCGTTGCCGATGTATTGAGTAGCCATATTATTTCTTGGTTAGGTTAGAGTTTCACGACCTCGCCAGCGGCGACGCGCGCACGGTAAGCGACGTATTCGGTCGAATGATTTTTGATGCAGAGAGAGATCGCCGCGGCTTTGTCGCCCTTGAGTTCGACGGCCTTCTTCGCGACGAGCTGCTCGAACTTTTCCACGACCACGACGGGCGCGGCAGCGGCAGCGGGAGTCGCGGGAGCGGGAGGAGCGCCGAAGCTCTTGGAAAACTCCTTGAGCGCGGACAGCGCGCCTTCCTTGGCAGCGAGCTGCACGGCGTCAGTCTGCGCGGACGCAGCGATGACTTTCGGGTCAACGGCAGGAGGCATTGCGCCTTCGAGCTTCGACATACGTTCGCCGACGCCGGCGAGTGCGGATTGAATCATGGCCTCGATGGCCGCTTTCGTTTCTTCGTTCATTGGTAGTTCGATTTCGATGTTCACCGAAGGTTCTTCGGCTTGGAGTTTCATACGGGAAAAAAGTCCGTCGGGATTTGCGGCCGGCTCGGAGACGAGATCCACGGAATAGATTTCGGTGCAGCGTTGCATTTTGCGTTTGTCGCTGCCGATTTCGGCCGGACCCGAGAACGCAATCGAGAGTCCGAACGTGTCGGGAATCTTCGTCGCGATTTCGAGGATGTATTGCCGATGCTCGGACGAGTTGAGCAGATGGAAGTCGCCGATCAGCTTCGGACCAGCGACGCGCAAGTTGTCGATGAATCCCACGATGTCGCCGGCGCCGCCGCCGTGGTTCATCTTCACTTTCAGCCCGCCGGCGTAGTTCCCGGCCGCGGCTTGCACTTGCTGGAGCGTAGTCGAGTCGATGAATACACCGTGACCGAGCGCCGGCCCTTCGGTGATGAGCGAGACGCCGTAAATCACGCCCGTTTTCTCGTCGATGCGCGTAGTATCAACAGCGGAGAATCGGCAAAACGATGTCGGTGCGTTCATTGGATATGATGATTTTGTCAGAAAACGGCCGCTTCTATTGATCGGTTTTGTGCGAAAACGGCGAATTTCTGGTAAGCAACGCGTCGAGCTTCGTGTTGATTTCGCGCATACCTTGCTTGAGGTCGCCCATCTCCGTGTCGCGTGATTTCACCGCCGACAAATACTCGGAGCGGTGCACGAATCGCTCAGACTTTAGATCGGAGTTGTGATCGCGCACGTTGCACTCCACGGCCACGAGCCGCATCTCCATTTCGCCGGTCCATTTCGCGAACCATAGGCCGTTGCCGACAAATCCGGCGAGCGCTAGGAGCGCCGGGAGCCAAGCGTTGATGACCGATTTCGTTTTTTCGCTCATGGCAGAGTGATCTTTAGTTTTTGCACGATGTAGAAAACCCCCGGAATGATGAGCAGCAGTAGCCACCACGGACTCGGGTCGAAAACGACGAGGAACATCCCCACGGCGCCGATCTTCCACGCGATGAGCGGGTAGCCGTCGGGGTTATTATGCGCCCATGCCAGCGCGAACGCAGCAAACAGCACGCAAAGAATCCCGAACCATCGAGCGCGACCCCAGCTCCCCATCGCGGTCGCGGCCTGCACCAGTCCGGCTGCGTCTTGATGCTGTCCGAACGTCGTCTCGGTGCGTTCGTCAATCCACGCGGGCGAAGGCATCGGCGGCATGGCCGTTTGCGGCTCGTCTGTTCGCAATACGGGCACGCTCGTCTGCGGCGCGGCATCTTGTGCCGGTTTGATGCCGGTGGTCGGCAAAGGCCACTGGCGGGTAGGCGCCGGATAGTAGGACGCGCGGCGCTGCGCTATTTGCGTGCTGGGTGCTGCGCTATTCGCCGGCCCTTGAAACGTCGCACCAGCGCCGGACGATTGCCCTGGAGTCTGCTGCGCTACGATTGCGCTCGCGCTCTTCATCGAGCCGCACCCGACGCACAAAACCACGACTGCAACGATGCCAAGCGCGAAGAAAATAACACCAAGCGCACGCGCCGAAGTCCGCTGCTGGCTTGTGAAATTGGAACGCATGGCTGCTTACCATACGTATATTGTCGAAACGAGCGCCCGAAAGTTTGCCGCAGTTACGCGGTATCGGTTTTCATACCCCTTGTTGTTCAGTCCGGTCATCACCCATCCGTCATCCTCCCGTTGCGCGGCCTGATGAATAACCGAGAACTGCGGCGACCATTCCGCGGCGTAAACAACGAGCGACCCAGTTTTGATCTGCTCGTAAGTTCCGCCCGGTGCCGGCGCAGCGTAGGCGACGACGGTCTCCAGCGGATTGCTGCCCGCTGGAGCCGGCGAAATGAAAGGCGCCATGGAGCCGGTGCCGAGAATCGCAATCGCGTTCGGCCCCGCTGCGATCTTTGCCGCGGCCTGTGATTCGCACGCGATCCGCGGCGGCAGTCCTCGCTCAAGCGCGCGATGATTGCGCAGCCCGAGTAAAAGCAACGCACCGAGCACGCAGACGACGCCCGCAGTGAGAAGTGTCGTCCGCGTGCTCATCGCCGCTTGGTCAAACGCTGTCCGCTCGGCTCGGTGGTGCGTCGAGCGTCGCGAGGAACTGAATCGCGCTCTTGATTACCTCGTGCTCCTGCGGAGTCGCGCGAAACTGCGCCGCGAGTTGCGCGACGATCTGGAGTGCTTGGTCTTTCGTCATGATTTTTATCCTTTCAGCCGCCCGCTTTTTCCTGCGTCGCAATCGCAACCACAAACGCCGAAACCTCCGCGTAGGTCAGCGTGATGCCGTTCACGGCAACGGTCTTGTCGCTATTCAACGGCCAATTGACAGAGGTCCACGGCGCGACAAACGTCTGCTCGCCGATGACGGTGCGCTGCTCGAAATAGGCCGTGGCGATAGGAGCCTCGCCTTGCGGGTCGGTCTGGATGCGCTGTAGCGTGGTGGTGATGATGGGATCGTTCATGGGTGGAAATGCTGTTTCGGTTGTTAAATTAGTTCACTTTCAAGGCAATCCAGTTGTAGGTCGAATTGTCGGACGACGAGCCGTCAATCGTCGCGCTGCCGGCTGCGACTGACACGCTCGGGAGATGGTCGCCAACGGTGCCGCTCATGGTTTTGATCGACATGACGATGACGGTATTCACGTCGATTGCCGTGCTCGTGATCGTCCCAGCGCCGCCGGTCAGCGTGACCGTTCCCGCTGCGGCGTTGGTGCCGGATTTGATAGAGACGGTCGTGCCTGCGGTGGACAGGCTCACCGCGCCCGCGAAGGTGGCGGCTCCGGTGGAGGTGCCGGTCAAAACAGTCGCGCCTGAACTCTTCAAGATGACGTCTCCGCCAGCCGAAAGAATCGTATTGCCCGCGAGACGAACCAAGCTGCTGTTTAGGTCGGCAGCACCGTTCAGCAGGACATAAGTGCCTTGGGCTAGGATCACATTGCCGCCTGCGGTCACTGTTGACCCCACATTCATCGCCCCGCCCACGCCCACGCCGCCAGTCACGACGAGCGCGCCGGACGTGGTGTTGGTGGAGGCGGTCGTATTCGCTACCGTAACAATGACCCCAGACCCGAACGCTGCCGTCGTGCCGTTAAACGTCAGCCCTGCCGCCGAGTCGTTCCCGCGACGAAGATAAAGCGTTCCGCCAGTTGGCGCGTTGAGAATCGTGTATGATTGATTCCCGGTCAGCGCGGCCAAGGCGCTTGTGAGCGTGCCGGTATCACGCAAGAAAATAGACGACTCGGCTCCAATCGCACTAGCAGAGATTCGGATTCCATTGGTGGCTGTTGCCTGTCCAGCCAGAATATCGCCCCCAAAATACCCCGCCCCGCTCACGCCCACGCCGCCCGCAACTTGCAACGCGCCCGAGGTGGTCGAGGTGCTGGCGGTGGTGCCCGCGACGCGCAGCCCGCCCGTGCCGGTGATGTCCGTCGTCGTGCCGATCAGGAGGTTGCCGGTGTTTGCGGCTATGACCATCTTGTCCGTTCCCGCGACCTTGAAGCGGTAAGATTGATCGGTGTATCCGGTATCAAAAATCCACGAGTCTTGAGTGCCCGCTACGCTGCCGTTTGCTTGGAAGTAAATAGCGCCCGCGCCCGCTGCGAGTGCAGCAGGAGCCGATGCGCTCGCGGCAACCCATCGGTTGAACGCAACCTTGCCTGTGCCTTTGTATGCAATCGTGGCGTCGGCGTTAGTGCCCTGCCCCAGCACCAGACTCGCGCCCGTGCTGCCGCCGGTGAGGGTGAGCGAGCGCACCCCGTGACCCGTGATGTTGGCCACTCCGCTCGCGGTCGAAAATGTCACCGTGCCGTTGCCGCCCGTTGCAACGCCGAGCGTATTTGCGGCGTCGAGATACAGTCCCGTTCCCGTGCTGCTCGCGATTGCAATCGCAGGCGCCGCGTTCGTGCCGTCAGCCGTGAAGAGCTTGCCGGCTGCGGTAATGTCGCCCGTGTCTGAAATCGTCACGGTCGAGTTCTGCACCGTCTTGCCGCCCGTGCCGTCGAAGCGCGCGACGGCGTTGTCGGTTGCGCTTGCCGGCCCATTCATGTCGCCGGCGCCGCCCGTTGCCGTGACCCAGATTGGAGCTGCGCCCGCGCCCTGCGTGCTGAGAAGTTGGCCGGAACTGCCTGCGCCGAGCTTGGAAAGCGCGCCCGTCGTTCCGGCGTAAAGCACGTCACCGACCGCGTAGGTCGTGGAGCCTGGAACGAGCTGCGAAGGCGCAATCGTGCCGGTGAGACTGCCGAAGTCGGTCGCGCCGCCCGCGCCATTGCCCGAGCGTTTCGCGAGCACGGTGTATTTGTCCGAGCGTGACGGTTTGTCGGTGTTGCCGTCCACGTTGCTGATGTAGCTCGACCCGTTGTAGCTCACCACGTCGAGCGCATTGACGATCATGCCGGCTTCCCATTCTCCGCGCGGGTTGAGCTGCTTTGCGTCTGCTCCCTTGAGCACGGGAGGAATGGCCGCTAATGCGACGGAATGGGCGGCAATCTCGCGCTCCACGCGCGCCGACCACTCGGCGACCTCCGCAGACTTGGCATCGAAGGACGAACGCAGTCCGAGCGCGATGTCGCGCAGCGACGCGGCAAGCTGTTCGTCGCCCGCCTCAGAGCGTCGGTCGATCTCGGCGACCGCCGCCTCGAATCGCGCAATCTCGCGCGCAAGGTGCTCGGTCTTGTCGTTGATCGAAAGTTGCAGCGTGCCGATGTCGCTCTCCAGCGTCTCGTGCCGCAGCGCGCCGAGTCCCTTGACCGCGGCGTTGAGCACCATTGCGGCCGACTCCAGCGCCCTCGCCTGCGTGCCGATCTCGTTCTCGATGCGTCCGACGCGGTCGTTCAGTTCGCCCGCTTTTTCGGCGACTAGTTCCAGCTCTTCAAAGTTGAGGTCGATGTCCTGCGGGTCGTTGTGTTTCATTTCGTTGAGTTGAGTTTTTCGAGGGCGAGTTCGATGTTGGCGACGCGCGCCGACATTGCGTGTTTCCACTGCACAAGGTCGTTGCGGAGCACGTTGGAGCGGAGCAAGCCCACGGCCTCAATGCTCGCGTTGAGCGCAACGACGGCAGCGTCAAGCGCGGCAGTCTGCGAGCCGAGGCTGCGCTCGATGCTGCCGACGCGCGTGTTGAGTTCGCCCGTTTTTTCGGCGACTAGCTCGACGCAAGAAAGGTTCAGCGGATCGTTGATTGGGTCGCTCATGGTTTTGGTTTTTGCGGGTGTTACTTCTTCGCCACGCCCATACGTTCAAACGTGTGCCGCGTCATCTCGGGCGAAGCGTTGCTGTTGCCGAGCCGTTTGCGCATCGCGGAGATGCGAACCTGTTTGCGCACGATCACCTCGTTGCGAGCGAGCTTGCGCGCGGACGGACCGGCGAGAGCGAGCGCGATGCGTTCGCGCGCCGAGCTGTTTCGCCCAGCGTTGAGGCGCTCGACGATCGCATTGGCCCACGTCTGGCCGGCGTCACCGCCCCAGCCGTTCCACGCCTGCCAGCCTTTGCCCTGTTCGCTCCAGGTCTCGCCTTGCTTGTCGATCTCGTGCCGGTCGAAATATGCCTTCATGCGCCGCACCGTATCTTCGGAGAGCGGGCGTTTGTTCATAATGTCGCGAGCGCGAGCGATGCCCACGTCGGTCATTCCGCGGTTCGACGGCGAGGCTTTCTCGCGCACGTCGAGCGCACGTTTCGCATTTGCGACCATCGCGTCGTTCGGCACGTAGGATGCTTCGGCGAAATTCGCAGAAAGCGCGGACGAGGTTTCCGACTCGCCTCCGTCGGAAGCGACGCCCGCATTGGTTGCCGCGGTCGAATCGACCTGTGCCTGCGCTGCTGCCGCCGCGACGTTATCGCCGACCGCTGCCGCCGCCGCCGGCGTGCTTGGGAGCGAACTCGTGACGAGACGAATGGCGGTTTCTGGCACGCCGTATTTGTTCGCCAGCTCCTTGACGTAGCTCGCCTCGATCGCGATCTGCTCAAGCCGCGAAAAGGCGTCCGTGCCTTCTTCGCCCGCGATCTCCTGCAATGACTTCGCGCCTTGCCGGTTCTCGTTAAGATTCGCAGCCGACTCGCGGCCCACGTCGATCGAGAGTTTCGCAGGGAAACGCCATTCGCCGGTAGTTGCGCGACGCAGCGCCTGCACCATCGTCTCGCCCGCTTGCAGCGGAGGCGCCGGAATCTCCCCGCGCGCGATGGCATCGAGAATTACGGCGTTTTTGATCGGGTCGAGCACCTTGTCGGTTAGCACGCCCTGGTGCCGCGTGAACACGCGGTCAGCCGCGGCGAACTCTGCGCGCACACTCGGCCCCTTGTAGTCCTGCGTCCCGAAAAGCACGCCCTCGGGCACGCCCACGCCGATTGCAATCTCGTGCATGAGATGCTGCACGAAGCCGGCAAACGCGGCGGACGGACGCGACGGCATGACCTCGACTCGGTCGGCCGTCCCCATGTAACGAATCATGCCGACCTCCGACATTTCGTTCTGTTGCGACTGTCCGTTCGGCATGGTTACGGTCGGCGACGGCGTGAACAAATTGCGCGGATTCGCGCTCCCGCGGTCGTTAAACACGAGCGCGGCCTGCTGCGATGCGAAGCGCACGCCCGCTTTCTCGGCTTCGAGAATCTCGTAAAGCATCCGCGACGTTTTGATTGCTGCGTGGAAGTCGGTTATGCCGCGGTATTGATCGACGCGGAACGGGTCGAAGTAGTGGCAGAAGTTATGCGCCTCCACGTCCTCCGCGCCGAAGTAAACGCCTTCGCGCGTGACTCGATAAACGCGATACGCGACCGGCTTGCCGAACTCGTCGGTGATGATCCCCTGATAGTAGTTGTCGGACTCGGCACCGAGCGCGTTCGGATTTCCGATACGCGTCCCTGGGACCAGTTGAATCTTCAGCTCGTCGCCGACGCGGCGAATCGCAAAGCCGCAGTCGCCGTCCACCGGGCGCTCCTCGCATCCGAGCTGCACGAGCTTCTTGAACGTGTGCCGGCCAGTCACGTCGCACCGCTTGCACCACTCATGAAAAAACTCCGCGACCGTCTGATTATAGGCGCGATCCTGCGTCGTCGGCGAGTATTCGTTCGGCGTAAGATAGTTTCCGAACTTGCGCGTGATCTCGCGCGCTTCGGGAAAGTTTTCCACGAGGTCGCGCGCTTCCCACATCATCACGACACGCGAGCGCGAGGTCTGCGTCGATTCGCTCGGCTGGCCGTAGGTCTTCGGCGCATAAAGTCGGTTCGTCTGCGCCGCGTTGTAGCTGAAAAGCGCGGTCTCGACGCGAGACTGCAAACGCTGTTTTCCCCAGGACGGCGCCACGGCCTCAATGGCTTTGTCGATCCACGGACGCGAGGCGATGACTTTTGACGGGTCGAATGTTTCCATGATGCTCAGTTGCCAGTGAAGCTGACAAAAGTCTCGGTGCGTGCGGTGCCGTTCGCATCGTCAATCGCCCACTGCACCTGTCCGAGCATCTGCGTCAGCGAATTGAGGTCCGCGCGCGTGACGCTTTTGCCGTTGAGCGAGTAACTTTGATTGCTCAAAACGGCCAAGATTGCATCGCTTACGCGCGATTTGAACGTGGCCAACGTCGTTGCGTCGAGGCCGAGAAATGGGTTGTCGAGTGCCACGCCAAAGCGCGCCTCGTTAAAACCAACCCTACGCGGTCGCAGGAACGTAGCGCACGACGCCGGCAATCGTGGCGATGCAAAGCATCATCGCCGAAGTGTCGAGACCGTGATTTGCGGCGTTGCTTTTGACTTCTTTCCATTCCCAGACGCCCGCGCGGATCTCGACCTTGGATTCGCCCTTGAGGTGCTGGAGATACAACGGGTTCACGTCGTCCGGCAGTTCCCACTTCAAATCGCCTTTGCCTTCGAGAGCCGTCTGGAGCACGTCCTTGAAGTAATCGCCGCTCCAGTTGTAGAAGAACACGTCGCCGCCGCGGTAGTCGCTTACTTGCGGGTCCGAAAACGGGAAGTTGATCAGCTTGCCTGTCGCGTCGTCGCGCATCGTCCAGGTCTTCCGCGCGTGGCCTCGCATTGATCTCCATCCAAAGTCGGCGCAGTCGCGGTCAACGTCGCTCGGCCGATAGCCGCGGTCTTGCGCAACGCACGCGTCGGCGACCTTGTAGCGCAGTTGGAGCGCGCGCAATTGGTCGCGCGTGTCAATGCGCCCAAAGTGCAGCTGTCGGTAGCGCGTGCCGCCATTGGTTGCGAAGGCGCCGATCTCGACCCACCAGTGATCGAGCTGCCGGTCAATGGTCATGAAGCGGATTGCCTCGTTCTCGATGGCTTGGCCTTGCGCGTGGTCAGCCAGCTTGTAGCCGCTCGACTGCACGAAAAGATTCACGGTCTTCTTCTCCACAATCCACGGCTTCGCTTCGCGCTTCGTGCGAAACTCCATCTTCATGCGGTCCTCGCCGCGCTTCGCCCATTGATTCTCGGCCTCGCAAAACTCTTCGACGAGCATCTTCATCGGTCGCGCCACGAGTGCCTCGATGCGAAAACTCTGGATCTCCGCCGGCGCGTCCTCTCGTTGCGCGATGTAATGCCCGGTCTTGCGCCAATGGTTACGCGTCGCGTCGGTGTCCGGCGACTCGTGACCGCAGTGGATACAGCGAAACCGCGTGCTCTCGACCGCTCGCGCAACGTCCCAGGTCTCGTCGTCCCGCTTCGCTGTGCGGTCCCAGACGACGCCGCCGCGTGTTTCCTTGTCGTCGATCGAAGGCTGCGAGAACGTCACGGGATGAGCCTTGCCGCACGACGGGCAAAGCGCGTGCCACTCCTGCTGATTGCCGGCGCGATAGCTCGTATCCTCGACGTTGCCGACCTCGGCGGACATTTCGGGCGCTTGCGACACGTTGTAAATCTTCGAACGCCCCACCTCTTCAAACTTCGAGACGCGCGCGACGGCGTGACCATAAACCTCCTGCCAGCGCGGGAGCCAGATTTCGTCGTTAACCTTGTAGCGGATCGACTGCGACTGCTGCGTTGAAAGATTCGCCGGGTTGAGCGAGAGAAAGAATCCGCCGAAGTAAATCTCGGTCGTCATCCGGTTCGGCCCCGGCTTCGGGAGCATCGACGCGACGGGCTTACACCGTTCGAGCAATGGGTTCAGGCGCGATTTGCAATGCTTCTCGACCATCTCGTCGGTCTGCATCGTCCACGAGATCGGCCCCGCGTCGTTTGCGATCAGCCACGGAATCCAAATGTCAGCGACGAGCGTGCCGCCGATCTGCACGGCCTTGCGGAAGTGAACGCGGCGCACGAGTGGATTCTGGAGCGCGTCGAAGATCGGAATCAGCCAAGGCGTGATCTTTGCGTTGAACGGCCCTGGCGTCGCGTATGACTCCGGCAGCGTGATGTGCTTCCGCGCCCACTCGTAGATCGGCGAGCGGTCAGGCTGCGGGAGGCGCAGCTTAACGAGCAAAGCATCGGCAGTTGTCATGACGGGGATTTTTCAATCCATCTCGCGACACGGTGATGGTAGCGGAGGAGGGCGGCGAGCATTAGCGGGGTTATTTGCTGCAAGTCGGCATATCAGCCTTGTTCGCCTGAAAGACGACGCCGGGAATTCGGCGGATTGCGGCGACGTTCTCCGCGCCGTAGGCCAGCAGCATTGAGCCCGTGCCCGCGTTCGTTACTGGTTTCCCATCCGCCCGCAGAAAGCCGATGCGCCCCGCGATGAAGTTCACAGCATCCACTCTGCCGATCATGCTCTGTCCCCAGCGAGTTTCCGTGCGCGCGAAGACGAGCGCAACGCCGTTTCCGTGGTCGGCCAGCTTACCGAGCCAACGCCCGATCACTTTGCCGTAGGGCGGATTCAGCCAGACTCTCCCGGCCCACGCTTCGGCCAGCCCATCGCCGCCTTGATCTTCGCAGATGTGCCGCGTCGCCGTGTCGAAAGGCCGAAAGCTCTGCGTGCATGGGTCGAGGTCGAATGGCCCGAGAGTCGTCAGGATCTCGCGTGGCGTGAACCATGTGTTTGTCTGTCCTTCGTGCGTCACCGAATCGCACGCGAAAAAAGAAGGTGAACCAGACGGCTCAGCCAACCCGGTCGCTGCTCCGTCCTCGGTCGCAAGAGTTTCTTGGTGTTCAATCATTGGAGGCCGGGTTGGCTGACCTTGGTGTTCGGCAGAATGACGCGAACCTTTGCCATGTGTTTCACTCCAAAGCATCCTTTTCCAGATGCCGTCCAGCTATTAAAGCGGGACTCTTTTGCGCGGGCGATTGCGCGGCGGCGAGCCGTGCCGTTTTCATATTCGATGCGGACTAG